CTATCCTCGGATAACTCAATAACCGGGCATGTTATCCAATTCTGATTTTCCAGTTTTTCAACTGCTGCCAACCAATCTTCTTTTTCCAGACTGCCCTTTTTTACCAGTTTGTAGGTATTTACCAGGTCGGACCGGGTTTTGATAACTTTAGGAAATCCTTTCATGCTTTTATACCTCGCTTTCTTTCAATAAATAGGTTCCAATGTAATTGCCAATGTAGGCCATGTTTGTGCCCTCACGCAATGCAACGGTCATGGTGTGCATTAAATCCGTGTTGTCGGCAGTAAATTTCTTCGGAATAGCCGTAACGCTTTC